GGATGTCTATCAGTGTGTGAAGGGCAAGTTTCTTAACTCTAATTCAGTGGGGTTCATTCCTGTGGAGTCTGTGAAGCCAGATGACAAGAAAGCTTTTGCTGAGTTGCAGGATACGCTTGAGAAGGATTTTGAGATTCCGAAGGATGAGAGCGGAAAGGCCAAAAATATCTACACAAAATGGATTATGCTTGAGCACTCTGATGTCCCTGTGGCTTCGAATGCCCAGAGTTTAAACCTGGCTGTGTCCAAGGGCGACCTGCCTATTCAGTCAGAGCGATTGAAGAAGGATTTGGAGATTGAGGTTGTGAAGGATGAGGAAGATAGGGTAATAGAGATAGAAAAAAATCTGGAAGAAATTATAGAGAGTGGAAAAGGTGGAATTTTAGATGAAAAAGGAAATGATATAACATTGAAAGAATTTAAAGACAAGCTGATTGTAGTGGAGAAGGATGAGGAAGAAGAGGCTATCACCAAGCCCGAAACAACGGACAACTACCACCGAATCCCGATAGAATCGCCAGATAAGCACAAAGGACACAGAATCCGCACCATAACGATATCAGCAAGCAAGGGCATAAAGGCTCTCTACTGTGGTGAGTGCAAAAGGGTTATTACCTATCTGTTCGATGTAGAAAAATGGACGATGGAGGAAGCAAAAAAGTGGGTTAGTGAGCATAAGAGAGAAATAGAAGAATGCATCCAGAAATATTTTAACAAAGGAATAGCACCAGAGAAAGAAGAATATAAAGAGATAATCAAATCCATAATAGAAGAAGCGGATGAAAAGCTTTTCAAGGAAGCACATGATAAACCGAAATACCATGAGCGTTGGAACAAATCATTCTCTAAGCTATTCGATATTGCCAGCGCGGAAAGTTCCAAGCCACTAAAGTTCCATTATGATCTGTATGAGAAATTCTTAGAGTGCAAAGTGAAGGAGATATTCCAGAACGGTTATGTCATTCCCAGTCCGCTATTAGGGACGTATCTTGCGGGCCTTAAAGAGATTCTGGGTGAATTCGACCTAAAAGATACGAGGAAATTCAATTGGGAGGGTTCTGAAGTACCCCCCGATTATGAGGTTGTCCAGCTCAATTCTGAAAAGAGTGATGATTTCCTAATCAATGGTATGTGCTTTTACGAAGCAGAAAAGAAGCCTTTGATAGTGAATTTCAGCCCAGACTATTTTGGGTTGACCATAACGCTCACCACATCGAATGAGAACAAAGAGTGGAATAAAGACCTTCTGGATAAAGTCCATAGCTGGGTCTATGAGAACAATTTCCTCAAAGGTGAAAAGTTCTCTCTGAGTGGAGAGTTCCTACATGAGCCAGATGATGATTGGGATAATCTTATTCTGGACGAAAAATATAAAGATTCGATTCGCAAGTCAGCCAATTTCCTGGAGAAAAAGGGCAAGGCGTTTACAGGCAGGGGATTATTGTTTGTAGGCCCTCCAGGAACGGGAAAGACGAAAACGGGTCGGGTGCTGATGAACGAACTGGATGCAACCTTTATCTGGGTGTCAAGCAAGGATTTTAGAGTTGTGGGGCCACTTAGGGCTCTAGCATTGGGATTTTCTTTAGCTCGAAGCCTAGCCCCAGCAGTTCTCTTTCTTGAGGACATAGATACCTGGCTAAGAGGAGAGATGGAGTACGTTACAGATTTAATCAAGACTGAGATGGATGGCATAAAACAGAACAGGGGCATTATCACGATCTTGACATCTAATTACCCAGAGAAACTTCCCGATGCACTACTGGACCGCCCAGGCAGGTTTCACCACATAGTAAATTTTGAGCTTCCCAAAGCCAAGCATAGAGAGACAATGCTGAAGCTGTGGGCAGGTGATATTGATGAGGACTTGCTCAAGGAGATAACGGAGAAAACCGATGGCTTTTCAGGCGCTCATATAAAGGAGCTTGTGGAGTTCGCCAAGATGATAGCAGAAGAGGACGATGTTGAGATTGGGAAGGCTTTGATAATGAGCCTCGATAAGCTCATGGAGCAGAGGGAGCTGATTGAGGAGATAAGGGACAACAAGACGGATGCAAAGGAATTCTGGGGAAAACTGAAATATGCCCCAATAAGCGGAATTTTTGTTGATGTCGAGAAAAAAGAAGCCCTGAGAGGCGATGTAAGCGATGAACTCGAAGGGGGAAAGGCTATAGATATAGGGAAACAACAGGATGAGGAGAAAAAGAAATTCAACTGCGAGTGTATTAAGTGTGGACACAAGTTGGAATCGGATAAGCACTGCAATGAGATTAAGTGCCCGAAATGTGGTGGAGAGATGAGAAGAGCCTCCCGTCCAGGACCAGGGAGAACATATGATAACAGAGAGGAATTAGAAAAGGAATATGAGGAGATAATAATAGAGTTAGAGAGAAGGAAGAATGAGGCGTGATGAATTAGGAAGATTTGCAAAGGGTTCAAGCAATCCTTGGAATAGAGGAATGAAAGGGTGGATTAATTCAGGTAGTTTTATTTCAGAAAAGGTTATGGGAAAAAATAATCTTTTTTATGGAAAACACCATACCGATGAAACAAAAAAGAAAATAAGTGATGTTCAGTTAGGTAAGCCGAAACCGAAGGTTTCCCAAGCATTGAAAGGAAGAACATTGCCTGGGGAAACTAAAAAAAAGATTGGAATTGCAATGAGAAAAAGAGTTGAACAAGGAATACATAATTTCTGGAAGGGAGGAATTTCGAGGCATTACGAAAAGATTAATCATTCCCTGAGAAATAGTGAATGGCGAAATTGGAGAAATAAAATTTTTGAGAGAGACAATTATATATGTCAAAAGTGTGGAATAAAAAGCGGAAATGGAAAAGCAGTTATTTTACATCCACATCATATATTAGCGGTAGCTGATTGCATCAAAAATAATAAATTAGCCTTAATCTATGAAATAACGAATGGAATAACTTTATGTAAAAATTGCCATCAAGTAATTCACGGTAAAAATTACAGTGGCAAAGGGGAATAAGCAAAATGAATGTAAAAGAAATGACAACAAAGCAATTGAAGGAAAGAAAAAAAGAATTAAAGGAAATATTGTTCAAATATGACGAGTCAAAGTATGAACCCGACGATTATGCCGATATCAAGGAGACAGTCAATATCATAAGAGAGCAATTCGAGAAACTCTTGGAAGAAAAAGATGAATATATTACCGACCTCAAGGAAGGTCGAGTCCTCAGTCGCAAGAATAGGAAGATAGTCAAGGATGCGATAACCGCCCTAAATGCCGTGCTGAAAGCTGATTCAGCGGGCAGTAGGGAAGACGAGGAGACTGCGGAGGGTACTGTGACAGAGCGAGAGATTGAGCTTGAGCGGGAAGGCGAGAGGGAATTCAGCAAGGAGGATATTGCAAGGGTGGTCAAGGAAGTTTCCGGTGAGCAGATGGGTGAGATACTGAAAGGGGCGTTTGAAAAAGTGCTGAATCCAGAAAAGATGAAAGCTATGGTCAGTGAGGGCATTAAGCTTGAGCTGGATAAGCTTAGAGGAAAGGTGACGTAAATGATTAACAGTTTCCTATTCTCGTAATAGGATTCAGTTAATCTTGCTGGCTTCGGGAAAGAGATGAAAAAAGAAATTATTTGGCCGAAAGGAACTAAAGAAATAATTGTAGCCTTATTGGTTGATAAGCCAGAATTACTTAATTTTTTTAGGAAAAGAGCATCATATTACAAGGTATCCATAAGAGATTTAATTGAACTGTGGCTTGTTCAAGAAAATAAATGTGCCTTATGTGGAGATGAATTAAATATGAATAGGACAACTCATGTTGATCATATAATCGCTAAGAACAATGGTGGGAAAAACGAAATAAATAATTATCAGCTTGTTTGCAATGTCTGTAATTATGCAAAGAGAGATTTGGGGGCACGAGAATTTATTTTATTGTGTTTAAAAATATCAGCAAGGCATCAACATAAATATTTATCTCAAGAAGAAATAAAAGAAATTGTACGAAATAGTTGGAAATTACAATCAAAGGAAAGCACCTTTAATGATCTATCAAAATATATTATTAGAATCAAAAATAAATTAGGAAAAAAAATTAAAACCCATAAAGCAATTGATAGAAATTGGGAAAATATAAAAAAGATACTGGCTTCAGCTGGGCTGATTTAATGTCCAGCTTATTAGAGTTAAGCCAATAGCCATATAGAGATAAGCGGACTTAGGTTGCAGCTATCAGGTGGTTAAGGCTTTCTTGGAGATAGCGGAAAGAGAATTAGTAGAATGCTGAAATTTAAAAGCCAGTAAAAACGGAAAAGATTAATGAGTGAAGAAAAAACAGAAAAAGTTACAATGAAGGAGAGTGAACTCAACCAGCTTATCGCGGACAAGACCAAAGAGGGACTCAAGGAATTTGCCGAGAAAGAAATTGGTGAGAAAGTAGATATTCTACTCAAAGAGCAGAAGGAATCCTTTGGCGAATATGCCAAAGACCAGCTCAAAGAGCAGATGCAGGATTTGGTTTCGAAATTCAAGATTGACCCAGCAGTTGTAGAAGCCGAAAAGAAAGGCACCAAATTCAAATCGTTTGGTGATTTCTTGCTATCAATCAGAAATTTCAGAGTCAATCGTAGCCTAGATGAAAGACTAGCATTCATTGATAAAGATGGAAAAGTAGAGAAGACTGCTGGACACATGGAAATTGGTGAAGACTCTCAAGGTGGATTCTTGGTTCCTGAAGTTTATCGTGCAGACCTGCAAAGGATCGCCCTAGAGAATGCCATTGTAAGGAATAATGGCGCAACAATTATCCCTTCAATTAAAACAGATTCGGTGAAGATTCCCTATGTTGATGATCCTTCACATGCCACAACTGTATATGGTGGAGTTCAGGTTTTATGGACTGCAGAGAGAGAGGAGAAAACTGAGACTAAACCTAAGTTTGGACAGATGGAACTTGTTCCTAAAAAGCTTGCGGGTTTGTGTTACACATCAAATGAGTTGCTCATAGATTCTGCTATAGCCCTTGAACCCCTTATCAAGCAGATGTTTGGGACTGCGATGGGTTATTATGAGGATCTTGCCTTCCTAGCCGGAAATGGTGTAGGACAACCTCTTGGTATCCTGAATTGTGGTTGCTTGAAAGTCGTTAATAGAAATACTGTGATGCAGGTGCTTTTTGAAGATCTGAGAGAGATGTTTGCTTGTATGCTTGGGCCTTCCCATCCGTATGCAATCTGGGTAATTAATCAAAGTGTTCTTCCTTCTATAATTGGAATGACAGGTCAAGATGCTGTACCAGGAGTCAACACAATTCCCATTTGGATTAATCATAGTATGGGAGCAGAGAATCCTATTCCCGGAAGAATTTTCGGACGACCTTTCTTCATTACGGAGAAAGTGCCAGGTCTGGGAACGCAGGGTGACATTGGATATTTCGATTTGCGCTATTACTTCATTTTCGACAGACAGCCAGTTACCGTTGATGTTTCAACTCATATAGCATTCGAGACAGATGAGACTTGCTGGAGGTTCGTACTCAGGGTCGCCGGTCAATGCTGGCCGCCAACCACACTCACTCCGCGTAATGCGGCTGCACCCGTAACAACCATATCTCCTTTTGTCGTACTTGGTGCAGGCACAAGTTAAGGAGCAGAGATGGGCTACGATACAAAAGATGGCGGATTTGCAAGTCTAGGTGAATTTCTAGTGAGAGTCCGCAAAGCTTGTGACGGTGAAGTACAGGATGGTCGGCTAAAAACCGCAGGTCATATGGAAGAAGCTGATGACTCACAGGGAGGTTTCCTTGTTCCCGAGCAGTGGGCTGACAGGATTTATCATGCGGCACTTGAGGGTGCTATCGTGAGGCCCCGAGTTGGTGATGCTGCTTTTAGGGTAAAGGGGAATTCTCTCAAAGTGAGAATGCTCAATGACAGCAACAGAAGCTCTAGTCTCTTCGGGGGTGTTACATTCCAGTGGAAACCAGAGAGGGGTGATAAATCTCTCGCTGAATCAAAGCCCGATTTGGGCGAAAGGGAATTGACACTCAAAAAGCTCATCGGGAGCTGTTTTGTCACGAACGAGCTAGAGGATGATTATGGGGCTTTCGGTAGCTTTATGGAGCTTGCCTTTGGGCAGGCGATCCGATTTATAGAAGACGATGCCTTTATTAATGGGACAGGAATGGGGCAACCGC